TAAAAAGGGGTTGTATTGGGGGGGGTGGGCCGTGGGGTTTTTGTTTGGGTGGGTGGGGGGTTTTGTGGGGGGGTGGGTGTAGGTCCAACTGCTTTGAAGTCTTTAATAGATAGCTATGGATGACCACTTAGGGGAAATGGAAGTCAACCAGTTAGGAATCCCATGGCTCAAAAAGCCTGTCATCTTCGGGCGCAAGAGAAACCTCTGTACGAAACCGGACAAAGTCACCGTTGCCTAAGTCTATTTGATCCATCCGTAACGGCCCCAGAGTTTCTGTAATCGCCTTGGCTACTGCGCCATCACCAAGAAAACCGACCAAGCGCGCGGAACCATTCCATTCAATCGCCCAAGACCAGCATTCAGCGTCGGGGTGCCGTCGGATGCAGACACTGTAAAAGCCCTCTGCCGTATGTCCAAGTACGCGCGGCTCCCAGTTCAGAACAGTATCGGCAAAATCTACCAGTATCTTGTTGCCGTAATCGGCACGCCTCACCATCATCAGCGGGTAGTAGCCTCCCGTCCACCAATAGCCGCGTTCTTCATCCTGTTGGTATGTGATCCAATTGAAGAAACCGGACAGTTGAAGGCGAGCCAACTCAAATGCGCGGCTTTCATCAATCTGCGGAGGTGATATGAAGTCGAAGTTGATTTCCCGATTTTTGCCAAAAGGCAAATTGAGTTTCATATTCTCGTGACTGTCCTTTACCGGCTTCTTCGTGCGGCGGCTAATAGCGCTCTCAGCCTTGCGTCGCGCTTCTTCTACGGAAGCGTCGTCATAGGCAGGATGCACCTCACCATGCTCCGGCTGGAGTGTTATCGCTGATATATCGTTTTCAAGATCGGCCTTGCGGTTGTTACAAGGGCCACAAGCGTTCAAGATCAAGTTCCAATGGCCGTTTAGCTTGCCCTTTGGAACAAATCTGCGCCCCACTACATGCTCCTTGGTGGAGTTCTGAGCGTTTAATTTGCATCCGCAGTAAGCACATACCACATTACGAAGCCGTATTGCTTGATTGGCTGGGTGGTGTCTCAGGCGTGAATTCGTCATGCTCTGCTCAAACTTATCGAGTGGCGGAAGGCAGATTGAACTTACTTTCGCTGCTTTCCAACGAAGTCGCAAGAAGGACTCCAAGTTCACCTCAGCAAAGCTTTCAGTCTTGAATGAACAAATGCCCACCACCCGCGAACTCGCCCTCACCGCGCTGCACGCGCGGCTCTCGCCGCTTTCCGCCCTCACCCTGCGCGACGAGGTACTGCCCGAACGGATCCCTGCGGCCGGGCTGATCATCCTGCGCGATGGCACACCCGGGGAGCCCGAGGTGACGCTGTCGCCGCTGCGCTATCATTACCAGCACCGCGCCGAGCTGGAGGTCGTCGTGCAGGCGGGCCCCGGTCGGGCCAGCGCCTTTGACGATCTGATCGCCGCCATCGGCGCGGCGCTCGCCGCCGACCGGACGCTCGGCGGCCTGTGCGACTGGGTCGAACCCGAGGCTCCGAGCCCGGTCGATCTGCCTGTCGAGGGGGCGGCGGCGCTGAAGGCGGCGGTGATCACGGTCGTTCTGCACTACACCACCGCCGATCCGCTCGGCTGAACCCCTGACCTCAAGGAGAGAAAAATGGCACGAGCCCAAGGGGCGCGGGCGCAGATGGCGCTTGCGTTCGAATCCGTCTACGGCACCGCCCCGGCCACGGGATTTCGCACGGTGCCCTTCGCCAGCACTTCGCTCGGCTCCGAACAGCCGCTGATTGCCTCGGAGCTTCTGGGCCAGGGGCGTGATCCGACGGCGCCGGTCAAGGATGCGCTGACCGCCGATGGCGATGTCGTGGTGCCGATCGACGTCGAGAACTTCGGTCTTTGGCTGAAGGGCACCTTCGGGGCCCCGACGACCACCGGCACCACGCCCAAGACCCACACGTTTCAGTCGGGGAACTGGACCCTGCCCTCGATGGCGATCGAAGTGGCGATGCCCGAAGTGCCTCGCTACGCGATGTACACCGGCTGCATGGTCGATCAGCTGAGCTGGCAGATGAGCCGATCCGGGCTGCTCACCGCCACCGCGCGGCTGATCGCGCAGGGCGAGGCCATCGACACGGTCACCGCCGCGGGCACGCCGACCTCGCTCGCGCTGCAACGGTTTGGTCATTTCAACGGCGCGGTCAAACGCAACGGGGCGGCGCTTGGCAATGTCGTTTCGGCCGAGGTCACCTATGCCAACGGCCTCGACCGGATCGAGACGATCCGCAACGATGGCAAGATCGAGGGCGCGGATCCCGGCATGGCGGCGCTGACCGGAAAGATCGAGGTGCGTTTTGCCGACAGCACGCTGGTAACCCAGGCCATTGACGGCACGCCCTGCGAGCTTGAATTCGCCTGGAGCCTTGGCGCAAACGCGAGCTTCACCTTCACCGCCCATGCCGTTTATCTGCCGCGGCCTCGCATCGAAATCCCCGGCCCGCAGGGCATTCAGGCGAGCTTCGAGTGGCGGGCGGCGAAGGCAACCAGCCCCGCGCGCATGTGCACCGCCGTCCTTGTGAACACCGTCACCAGCTATTGAAGCGCATCGAGCGGTGGAGGCGGATAGAATTTGGCGATATTCCTCCAGCTGAGTCCCGATCCAGAGGAGCTGCCGATGACACCCGCCGAAATCATGGCCACATTCGAGCGCCAGGGGCCTTTGCCGCGCGCGGCGATCGAGGCCGCGCGACAAGAGCGCGAGGCCATGGTGCCGGTGTTTCTCGACTACATCGACCGGCTGCAGCAGGCGCGCACGCGCGACCTCGACGGCATGGACGCGTTCATCTTTGTCTTCTTTCTGCTCGCTGAATGGCGCGAGCCCCGCGCCTATCGGCCCTTGGCGCGGCTCTTGCGGCGCGAGCCGGATTTTCTGGAGGCGCTTTTGGGGGATTCGATCACCGAAGCCTCGGCGCGTGTCATGGCCGGGGTCTTCGATGGCGATCTGCAACCGATCTTCGAGGTCCTCCTCGACGATGCGAGCGACATTTACGTCCGCGGCGAGATGTTCGACACGCTGGTGATCCTGGCGCTTGAGACCCCGGGCCTGCGGCCGCAGATCGAAGCGTTTCTGACGGAGTTCTTCGATCTGACCACGACGGTGACGGGCGAGGAGATCTGGTGGCCCTGGGCGGAGTGCATCGCGGCACTTGGGTTGACGAAGATGGAAACCGCGGTGCGCGCGGTCTTCGACAGCGGGCTGATCACCTCCGATTATGCCCGCTACGAGGATTTCACCGAGTTTCTCGGCAAGACGATGTCCACCGGGCATCCGGGCTGGTTCACCCAGATGCCCAGCAACCAGCTGATCACCGATACCGTTGCCGAACTGTCGTCGTGGTACTGCTTCTCGCCCGAGTTTCTGGCGCGGCAAGCAGATCAGGGGCTGAAGGTGGTGTCGTCGCTGATGCCCCGGGGCGACGATCCCTTCGAGGGCGTCGTCACCGGCAAGACCGGCCGCAATGATCCCTGCCCCTGCGGCAGCGGCAAGAAGTTCAAGAAATGCTGCCTGCAATGAGCTGAGCCGCGGCAGCATCCAGTCCCTGCCCTTTGAGCGACGTGCCCCGGCACGTCGCTTTTCTTTTGGAGAAAGGCCGTCCCATGATCCGTCTGAACCTCTCGAACCAGCCCGAATGGCTGGACCTTGCCCCGGGCCTGCGGCTGAAGCTTGCGCCGCTCACGACCGCGCTGATGGTGGCGGCGCGCGCCGATCCGGGCCTTGCCGCGCTGCCCGAGGGTGCCACACAGGAGGAACTGGCGCTTGCCATGGCCAAGGCAGTCGCGCGGTTGGCCATTCTCGACTGGGAGGGCGTGGCCGACGAAGCTGGCGCTCCGAGGACGGTGACGCCCGAGGGCATCGACGCACTTTTGGACATCTGGCCGGTGTTCGAGGCGTTTCAGACCCGCTACGTCGCGCGCGGCCTGATGCTGGACGCGGAAAAAAACGCCTGCGCGCCCTCGCCGACTGGTTCTTCGGCGGAGGCGAAGGCTATTGCGCGGCCTGCCAAGGCCCCTGCCCCGACTGCCCCGCAAGACTGAACCGGCCGCAGACGGTCGAGGGCGCGCAGGTCTGGGATCTGGTGCAACGCCTAGGCGGGCAGCTGCGGCTTGTTCCCGGCGCGGTGATCGGCTGGGACATGAGCGCAGCACTCGCCCTCGCCGAGGCGCTGGGCGTCAACAAGCTCATCGCCGCCGAAACCCTGCCCGAGATCGAGGCGGTGATGGTGCGCAGGCTCAACGAACAGATCGCCGCGCAGGCGGGCCCCTGAACGCCCCGCGGGATTCAGGGCGCCAGCGTCCGCTGGACGATGTCGGGATCCTTGTCGATGAGCGCCAGCAGCACCCGCGCCGGGCCTTCCGGGCTGCGGCGGCGCTGCTCCCAGTTCAGGAGCGTGCCCTTCTTCACCCCGATGCTGCGCGCGAAATCGGTTTGCGACAACCCCGTGCGCGACCGGATCGATTGCACATCGGGCTCCGGCAGGTCGATCTCATGCACCCGTCCCCGCCCTTCGCCACGGGCCTGCGCAAGCGCCTCCTTCAACCCCTGTTCGATGCTCGCAAATGCCTCGGTCATCTTGTCCTCCTGTAACTCGCCGCCAGCGCAGCCCCGAGTTCGCGCACGATAGCCGCTTCCGAAGCCGTCAGGTTTGCCTTCTCGTTCTTGGCAAAGACGGTGATCAGGAAAATCGGCGTCCCGTCATCGGGGCTGAAAAAATGGATCACGCGATAGCCGCCGCTCTTGCCACCGCCGGGGCGGGCGAAGCGGAACTTCCGCACCCCGCCGCCAATCGCAACGCCGGTCATCGGGTTGCGGGCGACGAAATCGATCACCTCAAGCCGCTCCGCCTCCGACATGAGGCTGCGGGCGCGACGCTCGAATTCCGGGGTTTCGACAACTGTAACGATGGCCATGGCGCAATATGTGCGCCAATGGCGCATAAGTCAATGACGCATTATCTTGGGGAGTCACACAATGGCAGAGAAACGCGTTTCTGTCCGCCTTGTGGCGGAGGGCGGACGGCAGGTGCGCGCCGAACTGGAGGGGATCGGCGAGGCCGGGGCGCGTGGCTTCGGGCGGCTTTCCTCCGAGATGGAGCTTGCCAACACACGGCTTGCCGGGTTCGCGCGCAAGGCCGGGGTGGCACTCGCGGCGGTGACGGCTGCGGCCGCGGCGGCGGGCGTGGCAATGGTGCGCTCGGGGCTGGAGACGATCGGCGCGCAGGCGGATCTGGCCGCGTCGCTCAAGACCACGGTCGAGAGCCTGCAGGTTCTGACCTGGGCGGGCGAGCTTGCCGGGGGCTCGATGGGCGAGATCGAACAGGCGACGAAGAAGCTGACGACGCGGCTTTCCGAAGCGGCGGCGGGATCGGGCACGGCCGTCGGCGCGCTGGCGCGGCTGCATCTGACGGCGGCCGCGTTGCAGGCGCTGCCGCTCGATCAGCGCATCATCGCGATTCAGGATGCACTGACCCGCTTCGTGCCCGAGGCCGAGCGCGCGGCGGTGGCCTCGGACCTTTTCGGCGACCGGGCGGCGATTGCCTTTCTGCGCGTCGACAGCGCGACGCTGCGCGATGCCGCGAAAGACGTGCGTGATTTCGGGGTGGCGGTGAGTGCCGCCGATGCGGCGCAGATCGAGCGCACCGGCGATGCGCTGGATCGGTTGAGCCTGATCTGGCTTGGCCTGACGAACCGGCTGACCGCCGCCGTCGCCCCCGCGCTCGAAACAGTGGCGAATGCGCTCGCCGATGCCGCGCGCGCCAGCGGCCCGCTCGGACGCGCCATCGACCTCGTCTTCGACAACCTCGGGCGGTTGGCGACCTATGCCGCGACCTTCACCGCCTTCATGGGGGCGCGCTGGGTGGCGGGCCTTGCCGCGGCGGCGCTTTCCGTGCGCGGCCTTGCCACGGCACTCGTCGTCCTGCGCGGGGCGCTCATTCGCACCGGCATCGGGGCGCTGATCGTCGGCGTGGGCGAGCTTGTCTATCAGTTCTCCGAATTCGCGGCCCGGGTTGGGGGCGTGGGCGAGGCGTTCCGGCTGCTTGCAGACCTCGCGCGCGAGGTCTGGTCACGCATCGGCCTCGCGCTCGATGCAGCGCTCGCCCGGATGGCGGCGGGCTGGCAGGGGCTGAAGGCCGATGCCCTTTCGGCGCTTGAAGGCACCATCGCAGGCGTCGTGAGCTTTGGCGACCGCACGGCAGCGGTGTTTCAAGGCGCCTATGAAGCGGCGGTGGCGATCTGGGGCAAGCTGCCGGGCGCGATCGGTGATTTTGCGTTTCAGGCGGCGAACGGGCTGATCTCGGGGGTCGAGGCGATGCTGAATGGCGTCGTCACCCGCATCAACCGCTTCATCACCGCGCTGAACGCCGCCCTGGACTTGCTGCCCGACTGGGCGGTGGGCGAAGGCGGGGTGAAGATCGGCACGCTCGATCCGGTGGAATTGGGGCGCATCGGCAATCCGTTTGAGGGCGCGGCATCGGCCGCGGGCACGGCGGCCGCCGATGCCTTCTCGGCGGCACTCGGGCGGAGGTACATCGAACCGCCCGATCTCGGCCTCGGCACCATGGCCGATGACGCCCGCGCCCGGGCCGAGGCCTATCGCGAAGCCTCGGGCATGCTTTCTGACGCGGCCGGGCGCCCGCTTGCCTCCTGGCAGGCGCTGAAGGATGCGGTGACGCGCATCGGCACCGATGCGGAAACGGCTCTGACCGGCGCGACCGGTGCCGCTGACGGGCTAGGTGCGGAACTCGACGAGACCGCCGAGGCCGCGCGGGGTGCAGGTGGCGCCGCGCGCGCGGCAGGCACTGCCGCCGCCGAAGGAGCGGACCGCGCGGTGCCGCTCTGGCGTGCCGCAACCGATGCGCTCGCCGATTATGGCGCCAAGGCGCGCGACATTGGCGGCGATATCGGCACTGCGCTCGTAGGCGCCTTCTCCTCGGCCGAGGAAGCCGTGGGCAGCTTCGTGAAGACCGGCAAGCTCGATTTCCGCGATCTGGTCACCTCGATGATCGCCGATCTCGCCAAACTCGCGGCACGGCGCTTTGTTCTGGGCCCCATCGCCAATGTGCTTTCCGGTGCGCTGAGCGGCGCCGGTGGGATCTTCGCCAGCATCCTGCACGCGGGCGGCACCGTCGGCGCCGCAGGCCCGGGCCGGATGGTTCCGGCGCTGGCCTTCGCCAATGCCCCCCGCCTGCATTCCGGCGGCTGGGCCGGTCTGCGCCCTGACGAAGTGCCCGCGATCTTGCAGCGCGGCGAGCGTGTTCTGTCTCGGCGCGAGGCGGCGGCAACCGGCAGCGCCGCCGCACCAACCGTCAACGTCACGATCATGGCGCGCGACGCGGAGAGCTTCCGGCAGTCCCGAACCCAAGTCGCCGCCGATATCGCCCGGGCGGTCTCGCTCGGGCGCCGCGGGATGTGAGGATCAACCATGGCGTTTCACGAGATCCGTTTCCCCGATGCGATCAGCCGCGGGGCGCGGGGCGGTCCGGAGCGGCGCACCCAGATCGTCGAGCTGGCCTCGGGCGCCGAGGAGCGCAATGCCAGCTGGGCCAATTCGCGCCGCCGCTATGACGTCGCCTATGGCATCCGCCGCGCCGACGATCTGGCGGCGGTCGTGGCGTTTTTCGAAGCGCGGAACGGCCGTCTTTACGGCTTCCGCTTCAAGGATTGGGCCGACTTCAAGTCCTGCCTGCCCTCGCAAATCCCGGGCCCGACCGATCAGCTCATCGGCACCGGCGATGGCAGCACGACGCAGTTTCAGCTGACGAAACGCTACAGCTCCGGCGCGCAAAGCTGGACGCGCGCGATCACCAAGCCCGTCGCCGGGACCGTCACCATCGCCCTGAACGGGGTGCCGCAGCCCTCCGGCTGGTCGGTCTCGTCCGCGACCGGCCTCATCACCTTCGCCACCGCGCCCGCCGCAGGCGTCGCCCTCAGCGCGGGCTTCGACTTCGACGTCCCCGTCCGCTTCGACACCGACACGCTCGACATCACCCTCGATCTCGAGCGGCTCGGCTCGATCCCCTCCATCCCCCTCACGGAGATCCGGCCATGAATGACGACACGAGCTTTGTCGGCGCGGCGTTGCGCGATCTGCTCACCTCGACGGCGGTAATCCTCGCCGCCTGGGGCGCGCTCGGCGGCGCCACGAACGCGCTCACCACGCGCATGCGCCTGCGCGATGCGCTGCGCCATATCCTTCTGGGCGGGCTGATCGCCGCTGGCATGGGAAGCCTCTCGATGGCGCTCATTACCGCCTGGCTTGCCCTGCCGCCCGAGGCGATCCCGGCCGGGGGCGCGGCGGGTTCGGCCGCCTATCTCGTCGGCGTCTTCGGCCCGGCCTTCATCGAGGTCGCCCTCGCCCGGCTGCGCGCCCGGAAGGGAGACGACCCCAATGCATGAGCTTCTCCGCCGCGCCCGCGTTCTTCGCTGCGATGCCGCCGATCCGGGCCAGGCTTTCCGCCATCGCCTGCGCATCGGCGTGATCGTCGCGGTGCTGATCTTCCTCGTCTCCACACTCGGGTGATCCCATGCACATGACGAACCGGGGGCTTCTGGCCCTCGCCCGGCACGAGGGCATCGTGCCCGGGCCATATCTTGACGTGCGCAAGATCTGGACTTTCGGCATCGGCCACACCGCCGCGGCGGGCCCGCCCGACCCCGCGCAGATGCCGCGCGGTCTGCCTGCTGATGTCACCGCCGCGATCCGCGAGGCGTTTCGGCTCTTTCGAACCGACCTCTCCGCTTACGAGGCTGCAGTCTTGCGCTCGGTGCAGGTGCCGCTTGCCCCGCATGAATTCGATGCGCTGGTCAGCTTCCACTACAACACCGGCGGCATCGCCAAGGCGGCCCTCACCCGTCATCTGAACGCGGGCAACCGCCACGCCGCGGCCGAGGCGTTCCTCGGCTGGTTGCGCCCCGCCGCAATCCGGCCCCGGCGCGAGGCCGAACGCGATCTTTTCCGCGACGGCCGCTATCCCACCGGGCCGCTCACCGTCTGGTCGGTCGATCGCAACGGAAAGGTGGATTTCGCCCGCCCGCTGCGGCGGCTGAGCGAGGAAGATGCGCTCGCGCTGCTTTCCCCCCTCTGATCCAAGGAGACACCCATGCGTTACCTTCGCCCCAAATCCCTGACCTGGTGGGCCGGGTGCCTCGCCCTCGCCACCGGCACCGGTGCCCTCTTCCTGCCCGAGCAGGGGCAAGTCGCGGCCCTGGCCCGCCTTGTCGCGCTGCTCTCGGGCTCGGGCGACGCCGCGCCGATGACGCTGATCAGCCTCGGGCTCGGCCTCATCGGCCTGCGCGACCGCATCGAGCGCGGCTTTGCCGGGCAGGACAAATGAAGTCCCTCCCGCCAGACCTTCAATCCCACCTCGACGAAGGGACGACGACGCTCGCCTGGTGCTGGCGCATCACCCGCGCCGATGGGGTGAGCTTCGGCTTCACCGACCACGACAGGACGCTGTCGTTTGATGGGACCGCGTTCGAGCCCGAAAGCGGACTGACCGCCTCTGAGGTCCGATCCGGCTCCGATCTCTCGGTCGATGCACAAGACGCGCAAGGGGTCCTGACCTCCGACCGGATCACCGAGACTGACATTCTCGATGGCCGCTGGGACAATGCCACGGTTGAGGTCTGGCGGGTGAACTGGGCCGCCCCGGCGCAGCGCGCACTTCTGCGCCGCGGCGCCATCGGCCAGATCCGGCGCGGACGGCTCGCCTTCGTGGCCGAGGTGCGCTCGCTCGCCCATGTGCTGGGCCAAACGGTCGGGCGCACGTTTCAGGCAACCTGCGACGCGGCGCTTGGCGATGCGCGCTGCGGCATCCATGCCGAGGCGCCGATCTACACCGGCACCGGCATGGTCGTCGCGCTGCAGCGCGATCGCGCCTTCACGACGGAGGGGCTGCAAGCCTATGCCGCGGGCTGGTTCTCCTATGGACGGATCCAATGGACGAGCGGCGCCAATGACGGGCGGCAGGCCGAGGTGCTATCGCACAAGCTTGTCGAGGGCGTGGCAATCCTGACCCTGCTGGAGGCTCCGGTGCGGGCCATCAGCGAGGGTGACGCCTTCACGATCCGCGCGGGCTGCGACAAGAGCCTCGCAACCTGCCGGGCGAAGTTCGCCAATGTCGCCAACTTCCGGGGCTTTCCGCATATCCCCGGCCAGGATGCCGTGCTCCGTTACGCAACCAAGGACGGCGGCCACGAGGGAGCGGTGCTGTGAAGACTGCCGATCCCTCTCGCGTTATTGCCGTCGCGCGCTCTTGGCGTGGCACGCCCTACCACGACCAGGCGAGCCTCAAGGGCGTGGGCTGCGATTGCCTCGGGCTTGCGCGCGGCGTCTGGCGCGAGGTCGTCGGGCCGGAGCCATTCCCGATCCCGCCCTACAGCCGGGATTGGGGCGAGACGGGCCCGCGCGAGGTGCTGGCCGAGGGCGCTCGCCGCATGATGCCCGAGATTGCCCCGGACGATGCCCTGCCCGGCGCGCTCGTCCTCTTCCGCATGAGGCCCCGCGCCATCGCCAAGCATGTCGGCATCCTCACCGGCCCGGACACCTTCCTCCACGCCTATGAACGCCTCGGCGTGATCGAGGAACCGCTGACACCGACATGGCGGCGCCGCATCGCCTTCGCCTTCCTGTTCCCGACAACCTGAATCTTCCTTCGCACCCAGAGATTTCGTCATGGCAACGCTTGTCCTCGGCGCCGTCGGCTCCGCCATTGGCGGGGCTTTCGGCGGCACGATCCTTGGCCTTTCCGGCGCCGTCATCGGCGGCTTTGTCGGCTCGACCGTGGGGTCTGTCGTCGACAGCTGGATCGTCTCCTCGCTCGCGCCTGCGCAACGGATCGAGGGTCAGCGGCTCGACACGTTGCGCATCACCTCCTCCACCGAAGGCGCGGTGATCCCCCGCCTTTACGGCCGCATGCGCATCGGCGGCAACATCCTCTGGGCCACCGATTTCCGCGAAGAGACCAAGACCACGACGCAGGGCGGCGGAAAGGGTGGCGGCGGCGGCAAGGTCAAGACGACGGAATATCTCTACTATGCCAGCTTCGCCGTGGCGCTGTGCGAAGGGCCGATCACCGGCATTGGCCGCATCTGGGCCGACGGCAAGGCGATGGACATGACCGGCGTGACTTGGCGCTGGTATCCCGGCAACGAGGTGCAAACGGCCGATCCGTTCATTGCAGCCAAGATGGGCGCGGCCAACACGCCCGCCTATCGCGGCACGGCTTACGTCGTCTTAGAGGATCTGGCGCTGGCCACCTTCGGCAACCGTCTGCCGCAACTCAGCTTCGAGGTGTTCCGCCCGCTGGCCGATCCCGACACCGCCGAAGGCCTGACCCGCGCCGTCACCCTGATCCCGGCCTCGGGCGAGTTCACCTATGCGACCGAGCCGATCCGCAAGGGCGAGACCGGGGCGCAAGTGGCCGAGAACCTGAACGCGGTTTCAGACATCGCCGACATGGTGGTGGCGCTCGACCGACTGCAGGCTCTGGCGCCTGCGGTCGAAAGCGTCAGCCTCGTCGTCGCCTGGTTTGGCAATGACCTGCGCGCCGGGAACTGCGCGATCAAGCCAGGCGTCGAGGTAGCGAGCAAGGCCACCAGCCCCAAGGTCTGGACGGTCAATGGGCTCTCCCGCGCGGCCGCCCATGTGGTCAGCCGCGACGCCGAGGATCGCCCGGTCTATGGCGGCACGCCTGCGGATTTCGCGGTGGTTGAGGCGATCCGCGAGATGAAGGCGCGCGGGCTGCGCGTCACCTTCTATCCCTTCCTGCTGTTGGACGTCCCGCCCGGCAACACGCTGCCCGATCCCTATTCCGACAACGCCGCAACGCTCGGCCAGCCGAGCTTCCCGTGGCGGGGCCGTATCACCTGCTCCCCGGCCGCAGGTTCCGCGGGAACCGTGGACAAGACCGCGGCTTCAGCCACACAGGTCTCGGCCTTCTTCGGCACAGCCACCCCGGCACAGTTCGCGGTGTCGGGCGAGACCATCACCTTCACCGGCTCGCCCGGTGATTGGGGCCTGCGCCGGATGGTGCTGCATTACCCGCATCTCTGCGCCGCCGCGGGCGGGGTCGATGCCTTCCTGATCGGCACGGAGATGCGCGGGGTAACCACCATCCGCTCGGGCACCAGCACCTATCCGGCCGTCTCCGCCTTCAAGACCCTCGCGGCCGACGTCCGCGCGATCCTCGGGCCGGGCACGAAGATCGGCTATGCTGCCGACTGGTCCGAGTACTTCGGCCATCAGCCCAACGACGGCAGCGGCGACGTCTATTTTCACCTCGATCCGCTCTGGTCAGATGCGAACATCGACTTCATCGGCATCGACAAGTTCATGTCAGGGCATTTACCGAGCCTTACCAGTCTATATCAGGGTCCAGAACCCCTTGATCTTGTGTAATAATCCTCCTGTTTGACCTTCCCTGACCTTACCAGGCTTAGCCCCGGATTAGGTCCAGGGGACGGTCCAGACCTTGACCTGAAATGGAGGGAATATGACTACCCGTTTGACGCAATCACTGGCAACTCAGCTCGCCACATCTAGCCCGCCAGGCACACTGGTGTTCGATCAAGAGGTGTCCGGCCTTCGGATCGTTGTGGGCTCAAAAAGCTCATCTTACAAACTGGTGGGGAGGATCAATAATGGTTCATCTCTCTACGTGACGATCACGATTGGCCGTGTGGATGAACTCGGCCTCAAGACTGCCCGCCAGAAGGCAATCGAGCTTCGGCAGGCTCTCGCCCGCGGGGAGGACCCACGTCGCCCTAAGAGCCAGGTGCCTACCGTTCAGCAGGCGTTGGACCATTACATCGCAGGCAACCAGGGCAACCTGCAACCGTCCACACTGGCAGACTATCGCAGGAGCCTAGAAGGACCTCTCAAATCCATTCTCAAGCTGCCAATGGATACCATCGACCGGGCTCTTTGCCGAAACCTCCACGAGAAGCTGAGCACGAAGCACGGCCCGGTGGCAGGGAACACGTCCATGAGAACGCTGAGAATGCTCTACAACGACGTCCTTCGCACCCATGATATGGCCCCAAATCCTGTCAGCCTCGCCGTCCGCTTCAACCTTGAGGTCGCGAGAGACTGGGCCATCACACCCGAGGCCATGCCTCAGATGTGGCGTGAACTGGATAGCATGGAGGATCAGATTGCCCGTGGCGCGTGGATGCTCATGGTATTCACCGGTTTGAGGGCGACAAACGCCCGTCAGGCCCGCTGGGATGCCTTGGACGACGATGGCGTCCTGACCATCCCACGAACTAAAGGTGGGCGAGTGTTCAAGTGCCCTCTGCCTCGTTATCTCATCCAAGAGTTGCAGGCGTTGAAGGAATACACCAAGCCCTTGGCGTCACCGTGGATTTTCCCAGCCACTACCACCCGCACAGGTCACATCTCGGTTCTTCGTTCGGATCGTGGCTTTCCGCACCAACCCCACAGCCTTCGGCACTCTTACCGTCAGCATTGCCTTGAGGCCAATATTTCCTTCGAGACAACGTTGTTTCTCATGGATCACCACACCTCGCACGTGAGCTTTCGGTATGTGACCCGCTCTGCACTGACTGGCCACCTTCGAGATGCCCAAGAAACCGTGGCAGCCCGCATCCTGTCATTCCGGGGTTCCAAGTGATGGTTTAGTAAGCCTCGGTTAGCTTCCATACTAGGTCTATCAGGTTGAAAGGAAACGACAATGCAGCAGGAACTGATAGAACGGTTGGATAGGATTGAGGCCCTGCTCTTGCAGGGCGGGCAGGCTGAATACACTGACAATGCAGGCGCAGCAGCCTTCCTGGGCGTCAAGCCTGGCACCCTGGAAATTTGGCGGACAAAGCGAGAAGGCCCACCGTTCCTGAAAATCGGGAAGGTGGTGCGCTACAGCGTGGCTGACTTGCGGGCATACCTGGAAGCGAGACGCCAAAAGCCCTTGGCCTGATTGCGTCCACCCATTCTGTGCAAAGCAAAAAGCCCCCGTGAGCCACAACGCTCGCGGGGGCTTTTCCTATGCGATTGTCCGCCCATCCGCTGGGCTAAGAGTCTTCGGCACATGCCGACACAGTGTCACAAGCACGTTGTGGTCCGAACCGTCGTTCGGGGCCTCAAATGCTAGTATCAATGCGCTGGTCGCATGTGGCAAAGTGATTGTGACCACCGGGGTTGGCGCCCCGATGGTCACATAGAAAGAACTGAATGCTAGGTCAGTCTCAACGAATGCAGCGCCATAGGAGGGCAAGCTACATGCATCACTCTATAACAGACGTCCTGTTCAAGGAACCCTCATCCGTTTCCCATGCCACCGTCGAAAAGCTACTGGGTGACGACCTGTGCGTCGTCCTCACCCGCCGGGCCGACTGGTATGGTGTGGACGGCCTCGCCAAGGTTATCCACCAGAAGGCTCCCCACCGGCTGCCCGTCCTGGAAGCATGGCAGGAGGAACATCGTGCCCGCATCACGACCCTGAACAAGGCGATCACCCGACGCTTTGAAGCGAAGATCGAAGAGTATCAACGTGACTTTCGGTTCGACTTGGACCGGGCTGCCATGGATGCCCGGTTCGATGTGATTGCCTGGTTGAATGGGGGCAAGCGGCAAACCCGGCCCGCGTTTGGCTAAAGGCTGCGATTTGTTGGTTTCTAGCGTCCTGACCGCACGGTAAGCTGACGATACCAAAAGAAATAGGCGTCAGGACCTGACCAATCCTGACGCCAATAGACAGTGAAATCCCACTCTTACCTAGGAGATCATGCTATGCATGATGCGCTGTCGCATGGCCAATCGGAGCCATTGTTTATCACCGACGAAGAGATTGCGCTTGTCGCCGACCTCCGTCTTTCATCGGTCTATAAAGCCCGACATTACGGACGCCTGGGACAAGGCGAGCAGCGGGTTCTGGACAAGCTGACCTACTCGGGCAAGCCCATCCGGACTTGCAAGACCTTCACACCTGTTGACGTGGTGCGCATCTGGCTGGCCAGCAATAACCGGGCCGACCGCTTGCCGCACCTTGACAAGCTGATTGCTGAGAAGCTGGCAGCATCCCCAGAAGTTGGGGAGTAAGCCATGAGCATGGACAGGATTAAAGTGGCCGAATACCTTTCGGCTAACAAGCTCTGGCTGGCCAAATTGGGCCCCAAGAGCAAGGTCCCGGTAGGCGGGAAAACCTGGAAGATTGACGACAAGGCTCTGGAGAAGGGCCAACAGAAGCACAACTCTGAAGTTGTCGCCCACGCCAAGAAGGGTGGCAACGTCGCAATTGCCCTCACTGGCAACATGATGGTCATGGACATTGATCCTCGGAATGACCCGGCCGTTGAGAATGGCGAGCGCGAGAAGTGGAACATTGACGAGAAGAACAGCCCTGCGGACATGTTCTTCCAAGTCTGTGATATGCGTGACTGGAAGCAACGCCTCAT